GCGTGACTTGCCGCGTANCATCAGGACGAAGCGATCAGTGCTGCGGCCGGTGAGGAGGATCACCAGATGGTGGTCCCTGTTGAGAACGTGACGGTGTTGCGCCATGAGATCGCGACCTTTGGAGACATTCTATGGCTATGAGCGAAGCGGACTACCTGGAGCAGATGCGGCAGCTCCTGCCCCCTGGCCCGGCCTGGGATCGCGAGTTTTACGGCGGCGAAGTTGACCAGGTGCTGCAGGGGCTGGCGCCAGAGTTTGCGCGCATTGACCAGCGGGATGATGCCTTACTCGCAGAGATTTTCCCGCCGACGATGCGCGAGCTTGTGCCGGACTGGGAAACGGTCATGGGCTTGCCCGATGAGTGCCTGCCGGACGATCCAAGTTTCGAGCAGCGCAAAGCGGCGGTGTTGCGCCGACATGTCGCACAAGGTGGCCAGAGCCTGTCTTATTTCATCGGCCTGGCCAGGGAGCTGGGTTATCCAGACGCAACCGCTTTTGAGTGGCGGGCGCCTCGGTTCGGGCGGTCGCGCTTTGGTAAAGCCCGGTTTGGAACCTGGGCGGCGCAATTTATCTGGACGATCAAGTTGGGGCGCCGACATGCCGGAGGGCGGCGCTTTGGCGTGGCGGTATGGGGCGAGCGGTTAGGCGCAAATCCGAATGAGGCTGTGGAGTGCGTGATTAAGCGATGGGCGCCGCCGTTCACGGTGGTGATCTTTGAATACGAATGAAGGAAAGAGAATGGATTTTCCGAAGAGTGTTCCAGGCGTCGGCCTGGTGAATGGCAGTTTGTCGACGAAGATGAACAGACTGGACAGCAAGGATCGTTGATCCCTGCAAAGTGGGGCAACGACATTACTTCTGAGATCATCGCTGTCCAGGAAGCCGCGGGCCTCATTGCCGATGAAGCAAAGACGAACCAATTGCTTGTCGCTATCCGCAGTATTGCCGCGGCAAATGTTCTCACCTTTACGTCTTCTACCATGTGGGCGGTGCCAGAAGGTGTGACCAAAATTTTTGTGTCTGGATGTGGGGCTGGTGGCGGTGGAGGCGGCGGCGGTGGAATTTCTGGCGTTACTTCTGGAACCGCGTCAAGCGGCGGCGGCGGCGGTGGGCAATCGGGGGCGTTTGTTTTGATGCAATCCCTTTCCGTTACCCCTGGTCAGATCCTCACGCTGTCCATCGGGTCTTCAGGGGCTGCCGGCGCCGCTGGTATGCCGGGTAACTATGGGGGTACTGGTGGCGCTGGCGGGTCGAACTCAATCACCGGTGTCGGCGTCAACTTGATATTGTCTGGTGGACTGTCTGGCACAGGAGGGAGTACTCCACCGGGGAATAATACTGGCGGTTCAGGTGGATCACCGGGTGGCTCCGGTGCAGGCTCTGGAGATTATGGATTGGCAGTGGCGGGATATGGAACGAATAAGGGTGGGAACGGTGGTCAAGGAGGGAGTGGCCCATTCGGTGGAGGCGGGGCCTGCGTAGTAGGAGGGGCTGGCCAATCAGGGCGGGGTTATGGTTCCGGTGGCTCGGGTGGAAGTGGCGCAAATACTGCGTCCTCGGCTAGCGGTAATGCTGGCGGTGCCGGGGCTCCCGGCATTCTTATTATTCAATGGTGAATACAGATGAACAGTTACGCAATTATCGAGGACGGGAATGTGGCCAATATTGTGGTTTGGAATGGCGAAGGCAATTGGACTCCCCCAGGGGAAGCATCGGTCGTCCAGATCCCCGAAGGACAAGTTTGTGTTATCGGGGATCACTACTCTGATGGTCTGTTTATTACTGCGGATCGATCTGCACCGCAGATAGTCGAAACGCTCGAGCAGATTCGAGCCCGGAACGAGGCAACTAGAACCCAGTTACTCACTAACGCTGGGCTTGAAATTGATCCACTGCAGGACGCCGTCGATCTGGATATGGCAACTGCTGAAGAAAAACGCCTTTTGCTTCTATGGAAAAAGTATCGCGTTTCAATTATTCGGATGGAAATCACTGGGGATCAGCCAGTTTGGCCTCTGCCGCCTACGTGACGAAGTAGCCAATTTTTCGTACTCTCTGACAGTTTTTCTTCTAACACAGCGTGTGAGATGGCTGCCATCGCCAAGGCCAAGATCGTCGTCAAAAATATGTGAGACCAAGTTTGAGTTAGATCTGTCCTGCCGACGCTCTGAAGAATTCTTGTTACGAGTGATTGCGCGATCAAATGTACGAGGTATAGAGAAAATGACACTTTCCCAAGCCAAAGCAATGGCTTGGGAACCGAAATCACAACGCTCTTACTATAGAGAGCAATAATTATGAAAGCGATACAAAGGGGGCCTCCCCACCCATCAATTCCATGGAAATCAGCGAGCCCGGAATAAGCCCACCATAGACAAGTGGCTACAGCGATTGGCACTATGCATCTCGCCACCAAGCAGTCTTTAATCCGCAATCTCGACAAATAGAGGAGGCCGCCAATAACTCCGGCTGCAAACGTCCAGATAATAGGATTTGTTATTTGATTTACATAGGCAATTCTGAAACGGTAATCGTGGAGCACATTAAGCGTACTGGCACCTTTTAACGCCATAGGAAATACTATCAACGAAAGTATCAACCAACTGAAAAACGCGGCCCATCTCCAGCGTCCAAATAGCATCGAGATACCAAAAACGAGATAGAAGTAGATTTCAAAATTCAGAGTCCAGCCTAGTGGGTAGGGAAGTCCGTAATAAAGTGGTTGTCTCGGGTCAACTGGTAGAAAAAGCAGGCTTTCTACCAGACTCTTCCAGATGTCTTTATGAATGAAGATGTCAATGGGGTTGAGGGCTTGTATCCCAAGAATAGCGAGGACGATATAGACGGGCCATATCCGGGACAGCCGTTTTATCCAGAAAATCACACTGTTTGTAAGCGTTCCATCGGAATTAGCGGTCGTCAGCGTCATGATGAAGCCGCTGATCAGAAAAAACAGATCGACTCCCATTGCTCCCGGTCGGAAGATAGATTCCGCGGTAGTTTGCATCGAGGTATTCAATAAGTAGTACCTAGCGTGAACAAATACAACCAGCAATGCAGCTATTCCTCGTAAAGCCTGGAGCCATTCTAGTTTTTTCGGGTGCATTCCAACTCTTTCCTCATTTTTATGGAGGAATTATACAAGTAAAAATTTACAACTTTTTTCAAGTGTAAACGTGACCAGGCGCCAATCGGCGCCATTTTTTGGGGAATTCAATGCCAGAACCAACAACAGGGGCGGTGATCGGCGCCGGCTCGGGGGCTTTTGCCGTCGGCACCATCACCATTACAGGGTCATTCCTGGGACTGCAGTACGAGATGCTGCTGGCAGGGTTGGCCGGTGGCCTGGCCATGCTCTCCAGCCTGCCTCCGGTATCTCGCCCACGGGCAGTCATGATCCTGATCACCAGCGCGCTCATGGGCGGCTACGTCGGGCCCATGCTGCACGCCTGGGCGATCCAGTCCGACGCATTCGCCTGGTCGGGGAAGTACTCAGAGGCCGCCCGGCTCTGCAGCGGGTTTCTGATTGGGGCCAGCTCCCAAACAGTAATTCCGCTGGCCTTGGGCTGGATGCGGGCCAAATTCGGAGGGGGCAACATCAATCAGGAGTCATCCAAATGATCAAGATCCTGCTCGCAACCGACTATCTGCTGGTCGTCAATATGTTGGCCAGCATCGCACTCTTCCTGCATTGCGTCTTCGCGCTCAACCGCATGAACCATCGTAGCAATCATTTAGTGCGTGCGTGGTACGTGATTGCAGCAGTGGGCGCATTTGGCGTCATTACCGGGCCGTTGTACGGCTACATCAGTCCCCAGCCGGCCGAGGTGATCTCGAACGTTGGAGTGGCCAGCCTGCTGGCTGGTGGGTGGCTATACCGCAATCGCCGTGCAACCGATACAGGAGAGCCGAGATGACCCTTACACTTGCCCAGCTCCAGCGCATCATGCCCGCTTCCACGCGGGCATCGTTGTTTTTGGAGCCCCTCAATGCAGCCATGCAGGAATTCGGGATCGATACGCGCCTGCGCGTGGCCGCCTTCCTGTCGCAGATCGGCCATGAGTCGGGCCAGTTCCGGTTTATGGAGGAGCTGGCCAGCGGCTCTGTTTATGACCGTCGCGCAGATCTTGGTAACACCAATCCAGAGGCGATTCGGATCGCGGCTGCAAACGGCACTACGCCGGGCCGCTTCTGGAAGGGGCATGGCCCGATCCAGATCACGGGCTACCTCAACCACCTGGCCGCCATGATGGCGCTGCACGTGGATTGCGTGGAGCAGCCGCGCCTGTTGTGCGAGCCGGTCCACGGTTGCCGTGCTGCCGGCTGGTTCTGGTCAGTAAATGGCCTGGCCAAGTGGGCCGATGCCGGCGACATCGATGGCGTGAGTGACCTGGTCAACCGGGGAAAGAAAACGGCCGCCATCGGGGACGCAAACGGTTTTGCCGAGCGCAAGGCGCTGTACGAACGGGCTCTGGAGGTGATCCCATGAGCCGGACTCAGACCATATTGGTAGCCCTCGGCGCTGTCATGCTGGCTCTTTGCCTGGGCCTGATTGGCGGCTACCTCTGGGGTGGCCACCGCCAGGCTCAGATCGACGAGGGAAGGGTGGCGAAGGTCAGCGAGGAACACGCCACCGCCCTGGCCAGCGCCACCGAACGATACCGGGAGGCCGAGCGCAGTGGCCAGGCGGCCGTCGCTGCGATCACGGCCGCCGCTCAACAGGAGAAAGAGAATGCAAAGAAACAAATGGATGTTTTGCGCGGTGAGCTGCGTGCTGGTGCTGTGCGGTTGTCAGTCGCCGTCGACGCGGCTAGTGCAGCCGCCGCTGCCCAAGCTGCCGCCTCTGGGGATCGAGAAGCGCGTGCCGACCTTCTGCCAGCGGCTGCTGGGCGAATTCTCGATTTCGCCCTCGAAGGCGACGACATCGTGCGGGAGCTCAACGCCTGCGTCGACAAGTACCACCGCGCAGAGCAAGTGATTGATGAAGTACGGCCTCAGGATTAGAGTGTGGGGCCAATTTTAGAAAAACTGAAGTGGTCCTTGCTGAACATGGCAAGGACCGCTTCAGCTCGCTGGGTCGCGGTCACGCCAAACTAAAAGAGCGCGCCTTGGCGATCAGGACGGATAATTCTCACTACTTCCTGTAAGAAAGTGGTGGTATCCAAAAAGTAGTTTGGATATGCTCGGCGAAGTGCACTTATGAGGACGCAGAGACCAAAACTTGCGG